TCAAGCTGAAAATGCTTTACCTTTTCTATTAAAACCAGGTTTAAGGTTTGAAATTAAAGCTGGAGAATACCATAGAATCATTAAAGGGATTAATGATTTAAAAATTAGAATAAATAGAAACATATAACAAATTTTAAGGGAGACTGAAATGTCATTTAGAGATTTAATTGAAAATAAAATCGATGAAGCTATCGATGATTTTTTCGCAGAAGACATTGATGCTGAACTGTTAGAGCGTATTGCAGAAATGACTGATGATGATTTTGAGTCTTTCTGTGAGTTCTGCGTTGAAGCACAACTTGATGAATTATCGCCAGAAACTTTAAGAAATTATAGAAGTAAAGCGTTTAAGCAATATAAGAAAGCCGGTGATGCAATAGACAGGTCAGCTGCTAATCCAAAAAATGTACCTTATCCTGGCGGAACAACTGGTGCAAATAAGCGTTCTTACGCTGCTTATGATAAGCATAAAAAAGTTCGTGCTAAGCGTAGTAAGGGTATCGGTTCAGCAGATAAAAGAGATATGGCAAGAACTGGTGTTCATTTTAAGAGCCCAGTTAGACATAGTCCTAAAGACTTTTCTTTATCTAAGAAATCAGTAAAGGATGTGGAAAAAATTAAAGGTTATGGCAGAGACCAATCCGGTAAAAACAAAATAGTTAGTCCAAACGGTAAAACAGCATATGTATCTAGTTCTGAGATTAAAGATTATATCGACCGTGGTTGGAAAAGGAGTAAATAATGAATTTAAACGAAAAATTAGAATACGCTCTGAATGCCTTTTTTGAAGCTAAAGCAGGAGATGAATGCTCTTGCTGTGGTAATAAAATTGATGAAGAAGGTAAATGTGGATGTGGCCCGGAATGCAAGCACTGTGGCGGACAACACGATATTTCAGAAGCTAAAAAAGAAGAAGAAAAGCTTGACCCAGTCGGTAAAGCAGATGCAGACATCGATAATGACGGTGATGTAGATGACACTGATGATTATTTAAAGAATCGTCGTAAAAAGATTGGTAAAGCAATCAACTCTAAAAAATTAAAAGAGATGGCAAAAGCTTCTAAAACAGAATCTATTAAAGGTGGATTGGAAAGAGGTGCTGATGGGTACTCATCGCATGATTATCACAGAATTGCAATTGCATTAGCTGGTGGCAAAGCTGCTTATGACAGAATGCCTTATGGTACTGCTCAGAGCTACAGAGATAAAGCTCACGAAATTAGCAACTCTGAAAAAGACAGAATTTTATCTCAACCAACACCTAGATAAAAGTAATATATAATTAATATGAATGAAAATATATCTTATGGAGGATATTATGAAAAAACTAATTGAATGGCTAAAAAGCTTATTCGGAGCTGGTGTTAAACCAGTCGACCCAGTAAAAGAGCCTAAGAAGGCTGCAGTTGCTAAAGGTCCTAAAAAGACAGTAGCTGCCAAAGCAGTATCAAAACCTGCTAAGCCAACTAAAGCATCGTTAAATAAATTAACGAAAGCTCAGTTGGAAGAAAAGGGTCGTGAAATCGGGATTGAACTCGATAAGCGTAAGAAAAAAGCTGATTTAGTAGACGAAGTTTTTAAGCAATTAAAATAAGTTTCTAACGAAACATTGAATGCGATTTTTGTTATAACTTAACGTTAAAATATAACAGGAGAATAACAATGGCACTATGGGGAAAAACAGACGCTGCGGCAAGTGCGCCGAAGTGGTTATCCGACGATGCTAATAACACTAATAAGTCTAATGATAAAGACAACGCAGTATTCGTTGACTTGACAGAAGCAGGTGTTGCTGCAAACCAAGCTAAAGGTCTTAAAACACCAGGTTGGAATCTCTACAATACTTATACAACAGCAGATGGTCGTACAAGACATATCGCTGAGCCACTATGCGTAATGAAAGTTGCTGCTGGTGATGCTGGTGATGCTGGTGTATCTGGTAGTGGTGATGATTCAGTGGTTGCTGACAGCTAATAAATAGTTTTATTAACAATAAATAATTTTTTATAATATGAACTTAACAGAATCAACCTTTCTGCTCTATGCGATGAAGCAATATGACAATCCTCAATGTACGGATATGTCAGAGTTTGAAGAAGACATGAAAAGATTTCAGTATCTTAGAAAGCTCTTCAGTCGCTATAAGCAAGACAATGACTTAAAAGAAAGGTTGATACTGAATCATTTGATTGTAATATACAATGTGTTTGGGGTTGATGCTACTAATATGCTCTTTTTGAAATTGCATGAGTATCATAGTTACCTTAAACCATTTGTGGAATATTTAAATTTTATGCCACAGGTTTTACAATACGATGAGAATATTATCAATAAAGATAGTATTATTGGTGACATATTTATTGAACAAAAACTAAAGGAAATTTAAATGGTAGTTGATTTATTTTTAGTATTTCAGTTTATTAAGAAGCTAGTCACGCCTTTTAATAAATGGCCTGCTTATAAATTAGGAATTATCGATGCGAAGGGTAATATTGTTATTCGTCGTAAAGATTTTACTAAAAGAGAGCAGGGAAAAGCTTTTGGTGTATTTGACCAATTAGTTGCAAATGTCAAAAAGCTACTTGCTAAATTACCTGGCGGTTCTACAAGACTAGCTTCTTATGCTGCTGCATTGTGGTTAGTTAAAGAACAAGCTGCAATTGAAAACAACAACACGTTGAACGAAGAGCTCTTAATAGAACAATATCTATCAGAAGCTGAAAACAGATTTATTAATGAATGGGCTGATATTATTGAAGCCACAGATAAAGAAGAAAATTCAGTAGGTGGTGGAGCGATCGCAGGATTGGGAGTCGGAGCACAAGGTGAACCTGGCGTTTCTAAAAAGGCTCAAAAGAAACATACGCGCAAAAATTTTAAAGATTTTGCCAAGGAAAAATAATGAAACAAGAAAATAGAGATAACGTTTTTGAACAACTTAAAATCGACGAAGGCGTTGTATACGAAATATACAAAGACCATCTCGGCTATCCTACATTTGGTGTAGGTCATTTAGTATTAGATTCAGACCCAGAGCATGGTGCTGATGTTGGTACACCAGTTGACGAAGACAGAGTTAAAGATTGTTTTGATAAGGATTTAGAAATCGCTATCAGTGAGTGTCATGCTCTTTATACTGAAGAATCATTTAATGATTTCCCTGGCGAAGTTCAAGAGATTCTTGTTAATATGATGTTCAATATGGGACGAACTCGTTTGAGTAAGTTCAAAAAATTTAATGCTGCATTACACGAAGGTGACTGGGCAGAAGCCGCAGTTGAAGGTCGTGATAGTAGATGGCATAAACAAGTGACCAACAGAGCAGAGCGCTTGATGGTCAGGATGGAACAAGTTTAATAAATAAACCAAACAATACTTTATACGGAACTAAAATGACAATAGAAAAAATTATCCAAGCTGCTATTGATAATAATCCTTTAAAGCTTAAAGAAGCTTTTGAAGGCGAAATGTCTTCTCGTTTACATAGTGCTTTACAAGAAGCAGTTAGTAATATGAATGAAGATGATAGGTTTGGTGATACTGATAAAGTTACAATTGAATATAAAGGTAATGATGAGCGTCGCAAAGAAGAAGCAGAAAGATATGGAATTAAAATTAGCGCGCCAAGACAGAGAGATGGAAAATCTATCGTAACTGGTGACCATGATAAAGTTGCTAAATATTTAGCAAAACATTACGGTTCCGAAGAAAAAGCCAGAGAAAAACATCCAAGAGTTTTCAAGTCTGATGATGACAGTGGCGACAGCGAATTTAAACCAGTAGCTATTCAAGTAGGTGGCTCAGGAAATCTTCAAAAGATATTTGACGCTATGAACGAACAAGGTGAAGTAGGTTTAGATGAAATGTTAGGATTTGAGGGCGGAGGTGATGCCGATGTCCGTGGGGAAACTGTTTTTTATCCAGACTCAGAAGTAGATGAAAATGGTTTAAAAGAAATTATAAAGAAATGTGATTACCGAACTAAACTATCAAATTACACTGCAAAGCGTATAGCTGCACATATAAACAACGGTGGTAAAGTTAATAGCTGGGAGCCTAGCGAAGACGATACACAAAACATCGGCTATGATGCAATATATTACAATGGCTTGCTTGAAAATGTAATTAAGCCTAGTGGTTCAGGTTTAACATATAGAGCCAAATTAAGTTAAAAAAAGGAGAAATAGAGATGTCTATTGAAAAAATTATAGCTGAAGCAATTGATAACAACCCGCTTAAGCTAAAAGAAGCATTTGAAGATGAAATGAATGCACGTATTCGTAAAGCACTTGAAGAAAAGTACAAAGAAATGACTTCTGAAGAAGAGGAAGTTGTTGCTGAGGAAACTGAAGAGTTAGTCGAAGAAGATGAAGATGAATCTGATGAAGAAGAATCTGATGACGACGACGACGAAGAAGAGTTTGACGAAAAAGCTTGCGTTGCTGAACTAAAGAAAAGACATGCTGACGGCGAGTCAAAATCTGACTGTATTAAAGCTGTTAAAGAAAAGTATGGCTGTTCAGAGTCTAAGTGCAACGAGTTATACGCACAATATTGTAAGTAACTTAAACCATGTGGTCATGGATTCTAAGTTGGTTTAGTAAGCGGTATACTATTACCGTTTCTTACGACACTAAGTTTGGAAACGTTGACGACAAAAAGTACCTTCATGTACGGAAGATTAAGAAGAGTACTTGGAAAGAGCTTGTGTTTATTACTGCAGATAAGAAGCTGGTCTCCGTACGGTCAGCTAGTGGTCTGTTTTATAGAATTGAGGAAGAGTAAATGTATCAATTATTGCTAGGAGTTATTTTAATTCTCGGTGGTGGTTGTTATTATCTATTTGACCAAAATCAAACTCTAATAGGAAATAACGCAAAGTTAGAGCTTGCTGTTGAAGAACAAAAGCAAGCTATCGAAGCTATTAGAGAGTCATACGAAAGACAAGGTGAAGCACTCAATAATATGAGTCGTGCTAATGCTGCTATTGAAGCAGAAAAAGAACGTTACCTTGAAATTTTTAAACGACACAATCTCAATTTATTAGCAATTAAAAAACCTGGTATGATTGAGACTCGTATCAATAATGGTACAAAAGAAGTATTTGAGGGATTAGAAAATGATAGCAAGAACATTACTGTTAGCGCTACTGACGACAACGATAATTAGTGGTTGCTCTTTATTACCACAAAAGAAAGTTGAAATAGTCAGTAAACCTGTCCCTATTAATATAATCCAACCAGAATTACCAAGACCAATTAATTTAACTGATGTTCAGATGAGTGTTGTATCTGAAGCAGTTATTGTTAATCCTTGTAAACGTTCTATTCCGTTTGACCCACCCCAGTACGATGATAAAGGTGCTGAAAAACTCAAACGTCCAAAAGCATGTGATTTAGAGGATAGAGAGAATCCAACGTGGCCAGTCGGCTATACATATCTCGATAGATTCCTCGATGAAAATAAAATTGCACAAGGTGGTGACATAGTTTTCGTAGCAACTACGATAAAAGACTATGAAATAATGACAGCAAATTTCCAAGAGCTCCGTAGGTATATCAGAGAGCTAGGAGAAGTCATTGTTTATTATCGTAAGGTAACCACCAATGACAAAGAAGAAAAGGCAGCTGAGTCAAAACCAGTTGACCAGTAGACCACTTAGTCACCGTTCATCAGAAAATAAATCTTAATTAATATCATTCTAATAAGATTAACTTATAAATAATAGTTGACAAAACTATGAAGCTGTGATATAATAACCCCATATTAGGAGACAGCGTGTCAGACGAACTCAATCATGTCAAAACCGACATTGCTCTAATTAAAAACGACATCAAACAAATCGAAAGATTTTTTGATAAAGTTGACGAAGCTATGGACCAAATGGTCAACATTAGTCAAGATATTGCGGTGCAACAAAACGTGTTAGAAACATTTGAGAGCAAGTTAAATACAGTTGAAAACAAAATAGATACACAAGCGCGCATTAATGTTGAATCGCGATTTGCTTTTAAAGAAGAGCTTGACGAGCACAAATATAGATTTAAAGAAGCTATGACAGATGGAATGAATCAAGCTCAAACTGCACATCAAGATTATAACTTAAAACAACGTGAATGGATGGAAGAGCGTTCAGAACGAACACTTACAGCTATTAATACATTGACTAAAGAACTGAATGTAAAAATTGACGAACTTGATAGCAGAACTCGTTCATTAGAGAATCTCAAATGGTGGTTACTTGGTGCAGTAGCTGTAGTCACTGCTGGTGCCAATATGTTTATTGATATGATGATGGGTAAATAGTGGTTGACAAATCCAACCAAACGTGTTATAATATACCCCACTTAAATTAAAACAGATTTATTATGATTGATTTTGTTGATGTACAATACGCTCAGACCCTTGCTGGTCGCATGGAGCGATATAAAGTAACACGAACAAACCCTTACAGAATTAACTTCCGTTGCCCATTGTGTGGTGACAGTCAAAAGTCTCGTACAAAAGCAAGGGGTTGGCTGCTTGAGAAAGACAACAACTTTCACTATTATTGTCACAATTGTGGTGCAAGTCATTCCTTTTCCTACTTTCTCAAGTTAGTCGACCCTCTTGCGTTTAATGATTACCTGTCTGATAAATTTATCAATAAAACAAAGAAGAAAGACGATAAGTCAATATTAGAGAAAACTAAATTTGAAGCTCCAAAATTTGATAGTAAAAAAACAATAAAAAGTATAAAAAAAGTATCTCAACTTGACTGGAACCATTTTGCGAAAATATATATACAGAAGAGGCTAATTCCTTCTGAGCAACATTATCGACTCTATTACACTCCAAAATTTAAAACTTGGATTAATAGTATCATACCAGATAAATTTGCTAATACAGACAATGACGAGCCTCGTTTGGTAATTCCATTTCTTGACGAAGACAAGAAGATATTTGGAGTATCAGCTAGATGTTTTAAACCAGACTCTAGCCTAAGGTACATTACAATTATGTTCGAGGATAGACCTAAAATCTTTGGCCTCGATGTTGTTGACTTCAATAAACGCTATTATGTTGTTGAAGGTGCACTTGATTGTATGTTTTTAAAGAATGCAGTTGCAATGGCAGGTGCTGATGGAAATACCGAAGCTTTAAATAATGTTGCAGAAAACGCAGTATTCGTTTTTGATGCTGAACCTCGTAATAAAGAGATTCACAAAAGAATGGAAAAGATTATTGACCGAGGGTATTCTATATGCATTTGGCCAAACGATCTTCCAGGAAAAGACATTAATGAAATGGTCCTTAATGGACATAAAAATATTGAAGAAACAATTAGAAATAACGTTTATAAGGGACTAGAAGCAAAGATGAAATTTACATTTTGGAAAAAATCATAATGGCATCACTTCTCTTATCCACCTTTTCATTCTTCCAAACAAAAAGAAATAACTAGGAGAGTAGTATGCAATATTGTGGCATAGAAATCGACAACCGCAAAAACAAGATTTTATCAGAACAATCACTAAAACTTTTACAAGACTACTATTGTAGGGAAGACGAAAAATCACCTCAACAAGCTTTTGCAAGAGCAGCAGCTTGTTTTAGTAATGGCAACAACAAATTAGCACAACGAATATATGATTATGTTTCTAAAGGTTGGTTCATGTATTCATCTCCAGTATTATCCAACGCTATTATTAAAGGTGAAGAAGTTAAAGCACTACCGATTTCTTGTTTCCTAAGCTATGTGCCAGATACACTTGATGGTTTAATTGACCATACAAATGAGTTAAGATGGCTATCAGTAAAAGGTGGCGGAGTTGGTGGACATTGGTCAGACATCAGAGCAGTATCTAAGAAAGCTCCTGGTCCTATGCCATTCTTACATACAGTCGACGCAGACATGGTTGCATATCGACAAGGACGAACACGTAAAGGTTCTTATGCAGCTTATATGGATGTTGACCATCCAGACATTATTGAATTTATTAACATGAGGATTCCTACTGGTGATGTTAACCGTAAAAATCTGAACCTACATCATGCGGTCAATATAACAGATGACTTTATGAAAGCCGTTGAAGCTGGTACAGACTGGAACCTTCTAGACCCTAATGATAAGAGCATCAGAGAAACTATTAAGGCTCGTAAGTTATGGGAACTTATTTTAGAAACAAGATATCGTACAGGTGAGCCTTACTTAAATTTCATTGATACAGCAAACCGTGCATTACCTGATGCACAAAAAGCAATGGGCATGACCATTAAGGGGTCTAATCTATGCAACGAAATCCACCTTGTCACCGATGAAAAACGCACAGCAGTTTGTTGTTTATCATCTGTTAATTTAGAAATGTATGACGAATGGAAAGATACAAATATGGTAAAAGACCTTATTGTATTTTTGGATAATGTATTACAATTCTTTATTGATAACGCTGGTGATGAGATTAGTAAAGCTCGTTATAGTGCTGAGCAAGAAAGGTCACTCGGTTTAGGAGCTATGGGATTACACTCATATTTTCAAAAGCATTTAATACCTTTTGATAGTGATGAAGCTATAGCGATTAACGATATCATATTTAAAGACATTAAAACAAAAGCACTTGAAGCAACTATGACTATGGGTAAACAACGAGGTGAAGCTCCCGATATGAAGGGAACAGGTCGTCGTAATGCTCATATGTTAGCAATCGCTCCAAACGCAAATAGTTCTATGATTGTAAACACTTCACCAAGCATCGAGCCTTGGAAAGCTAATGCATTTACTTCAAGAACAAGGGTGGGAAGTCACCTAAATAAAAATCCATATCTCGAGAGAGAATTGGAAGCTATTAATAAAAATACCGAAGAGGTTTGGTCGTCAGTCATTACAAATGGCGGCAGTGTACAACATTTGGATTTTTTAAGCACTCGTGTTAAGGAAGTATTCTTAACAGCAATTGAATTAAATCAGTTGGCTCTTATCAGACTAGCAGGAGACAGACAGAAGTACCTATGCCAAGGACAATCTCTAAATATATTCTTCCCTGCAGGAGCAGATAAAGCAACTCTTCATAAAGTTCACTATGAAGCTTGGAAACAAGGAACAAAAGGACTATATTATTTAAGAACAGAAACATCTAACAAAGCCGAAAACGTATCGCAAAAAGTCGAACGTGAAAAGTTAGATGACATTATTAACCCAGACGCAGTAAGATTTAGTAACGGACAAGAGGAAAATCAAGATGAGTGTGTCGCCTGTCAAGGATAGAAAGATGGATGTAACAATATACACAAAATCAAACTGTCCTTTTTGCGAAAAGGCCAAAGCATGGTTTAAGCAAAGAGGATTTACATATACACAAATAGTGCTCGATGACGAAGAGCAAAGACTAGCATTTTATCAAAGAGTAAGTAATGGTAAAGAAGTTAGGTCAGTACCACAAATTTTTATTGACGATAAACACATTGGAACATATAATGACCTTATGGCTATTGCAGATACTCTTGTTAAGAAGCAAGGTGGTCTGTTAGAGTTTTCAGAAACATATAAGCCCTTTCATTATCCATGGGCTGTAGAAATTACAACAAGACATGAAAAAGCACATTGGATTGAAGATGAGTTAGATTTATCAGAAGATGTAGCTGATTGGAAAGGTGGAAAGATTACACCAGTTGAAAAAGAGTACATTACAAATATCTTAAGATTATTTACTCAATCTGATGTTGCTGTCGGTCAAAACTATTACGACCAATTTATTCCTAAGTTTAAGAATAATGAAATTCGTAATATGCTTGGGTCATTTGCAGCTCGTGAGGGTATCCACCAGAGAGCTTATGCATTATTAAATGAAACCCTTGGACTACCTGATAGTGAATACCACGCGTTCTTAGAATATTCAGAAATGGCAGATAAGATTGACTATATGAGAAAAGCTGATACAGCAACATTACGTGGTCTTGGTTTATCATTAGCTAAATCAGTATTCAACGAAGGTGTTGCACTCTTTGCTTCTTTCGTAATGCTATTAAACTTCCAGCGTTTCGGTAAAATGAAAGGTATGGGTAAAGTAGTTGAGTGGAGTATTCGTGATGAATCTATTCACGTTGAAGGTAACTCAAAACTCTTTAAAGCATTTGTTAAAGAACATAGTCGTGTTGTCGATAATGAGTTTAAGAAAGAAATCTATGAGATGTCAAAAGATATTGTTGACCTTGAAGATAAATTCATCGACCTCGCTTATGAAATGGGTGACATTGAAGGATTAGAAAAAGAAGAAGTCAAGCAATATATTCGTTATATTACAGACAGACGCTTACTACAACTTGGTATGAAACCAAACTTTAAAGTTAAAGACAATCCACTTCCTTGGTTGGAATGGGTATTGAATGGTGCAGACCATACTAATTTCTTTGAAAACAGAGTGACTGAATATGAAGTTGCTGGTTTGAAAGGAGATTGGGACGACGCTTACGCAGCATAGAGCATGAAATGATTGACGAACAACCTTTTATAGATGTAATTGAAAAACTTAAAGCGAATGGAAATTATCGAGTATTTAATGATATAGTTAGAGAACGAGGTAAATTTCCAAGAGCAACTTGGTATAGTAAATACTCACCAAAGAACATTATTAATTGGTGCAGTAATGACTATCTTGGTATGGGTCAAAATCAATATGTTATTGATGCTATGCAAACTGCGTTGGATAAAACAGGTTCAGGTAGTGGAGGTACTCGAAATATTGGGGGTACCTCTCATTATCATGTAACACTGGAAAAAGAATTAGCACTATTGCATAAAAAAGAACGTGGTTTATTATTCACTTCTGCATATGTAGCTAACGAATGGAGCATGATCGCTCTAAGTCGTATTATTCCAAATATTTGTTTTGTTTCAGATAATAAAAATCATGCATCATTGATTATGGGAATTAAACATAGTCGTGCTGATAAAATTATTTGGGAACATAATAACATGGAAGAATTGGAATCTGCATTACAAAAATGTCAAGAAAATTTCCAAACCCCATGTATTGTATTTGAATCTGTTTATAGTATGGACGGTGATGTTGCACCAATAAAAGATATTTGCGATTTAGCAGATAAATACAATGCAATAACCTATATTGATGAAGTTCATGCAGTTGGTTTATATGGTGAAACAGGTGCAGGCTATTGTGAAAAATTAGGATTAGAACATAGGGTAGATTTTATAAATGGAACACTTGGAAAGGCGTTTGGTGGTCACGGTGGTTACATTGTTGGTAGTGATATTGTTTTGGATGCCATACGCTCAGTAGCGTCTGGATTTATATTCACAACAAGTTTAAGTCCAGTAATGTGCGCAGGTAGTATTGCATCAATACGTTATTTAAAAGAACACAACGAAGTAAGAGAAACACATCAGCGTAACTCTCGTATTATTAAAGATATGATACTCGAAGCTGGTTTAGAAGTACATCCTGAAGCATGTACTCATATCATTCCTGTTATGGTAAATGATTCTAAACGATGTAAAGAGATGTCGGATTATCTTTTAAATGAGCATGGAATTTATATTCAGCCAATTAATAGTCCAACTGTCGATGTTGGTACAGAGCGATTAAGAATTACGCCCACCCCCATACACACCACAACAATGATGTATGAACTAGTCGAAGCAGTAGTTGATGCATTTGAGAAAATACAATGAAAGATTTAGTAGCACGTTCAATGACAAAGTTTTTTCGATTCTTTGCTGATACATTCTTTGCTAAGAGATATGGACATAGAGCAGTAGTACTTGAAACTATCGCTGGAGTACCGGGCATGGTTGCAGGTATGTGGATTCATTTAAGAAGTTTACGAAGAATGGAAACAGGATATGGTCCAAAAATACGTGAATTGCTTGCTGAAGCTGAAAACGAAAGAATGCATCTCATGTTCTTTATTGAAATTGCTAAACCAAATTTATTTGAAAGATTATTAATTCTTGCAGCTCAAGCAATATTTTGGAATTTTTATTTTATCATGTACGTATTCTTTCCAAAAACTGCTCATCGCATGGTACACTACTTTGAAGAAGAAGCTGTTCGTAGTTACACAAATTATTTAGAATTAATTGAAGAAGGTGTAATACAAGATGTACCTGCACCAGATTTAGCAATACAATATTATAAGATGCCAAAGGATGCATTATTATCTGATATGATTGTAAAGGTTCGCGATGACGAAGCGAAGCATGCTTATGTCAATTGGAAATATTCCCTATAAATAATATTATGAAATGGTTAACTTTATTTACGTCCTTAACTCTAGCAGCAACAGCTGCATATTTTAGTATTGTCGGTTTAATGACAATCTTTAGTGGTGCTGCATTAAGTATTGCATTTATGGCAAGTGTATTAGAGTTTGGAAAAATTGTATCGGCTGCATGGTTGCATTACGAATGGGATAGAAATACT